CCAGTTTCCCGTATTAACGGGGGTCCACCTACGCTTCATGTTGGATGCGTAGGAATCCACACTCGTCTGATGGTCGGAACCACCGGCCTCGGGGTTTAGCACCCCTGGGGCCAGATGATCTCGTAGTTCAGACAACTTATTGGTCCGGTCCTGGTCTCGACAATGATCGAGCCAGAGTTCCGGTGAATAAGTTGAAGAACCGCCATAATAGACATCATTGTGTCCATAGCGTAGTAACCGCTCGGAAAATCCGGAGACCGGATCGACCTTGCGATTCTTGCGATGGTCACGCAGGTATCTTGCTCCAAAACTGAGGAGCAGACCTGCTCTAATGTCTCGTATGGGATCATCAGTACGTCCAACGCGTATAGAAGGCGTTTTAACCCTCCAACCACATCTCTGTCGGTCCCACCGAAGAAGCGTGTTATTACACACGCTAACCCAGGTAAGACCTCCAACAGGGATGCAGGTGGTTGGTATGACGCCAACTTGTCGTTCGACGAACTCTCGGATATATGAGCTTGCATTCCAAAGTCCTTTCACGTAAAATTGATTGGATAACGAAACGTAAGCGGAAAGTACCCGAGGGTCTCGAGTGTTCCCGGTGTCGCTCCAAGCGCGGACGTAGGCAGGTGTAACATCCTGCCCATTATAGAAGTCCCCGCCACAGGACTCCCTAAAGAGCCCTGTAGTGAACGATTTATCATAGTTGACGCGGAGACCATAGGCCTCCAGATCTTCCATGACACCGGAAGCCGCTTCTGCTGGAACGGTAATATCATCACCGTACACGGAGCATTTTGCAGATAGCTCCTTCAGCAGTCTGTTAGACAGGCGCTTGCCTGACTGACGGACCATGGAAGTCATTACGATTGTAAAGAAGACCATAGCCTCTATAGGGAAGCACATTGCACTCCCCATGGATGCAAACTTACGAAGGTTCACAACCTTTCCGTCAGGCATCTTAGCCCTTGTACTCCTACTGGCCAAAATAAAGCCAAGAAATGTAGGAGCGACCCCAAAGATACGTTCTACGATCTCGAGAGAGACCATGTCGGACGCGTCCTTAAGGTCGATGGTAGCAATACCACCATCTTGGGAGCCGAGTCGCGCCATCTCTCTATTTACGGATTGATCCGTAAACCTAATGGAACAGTGCTGGAATTGATTACTTTCCAGATAATCCATGAGAACCTTCGCTACACTTTGCTGTCTCAGCATCATATAGCTTGGTTCGACAGAGATGATACGCGGCGTCTTTAGAGTCTTAGGCACCTGAACAACCCTTACAGGTTGTTCCTCCCATTCTTCTAAGATCTGGATTCCATCAAAGGTTTCTCGATCGTCGATTCGGTGGGAGCTATGGTAGTCGAGGGGATAATACTCTTCTCCTCTTCTGGGCCACTGTGAAATATGATGACGTTGGTTAAACGCCAACTTCTCCGCCGTGGCCCCTGAACCGAAAATACCTGGCGAACAGTAAAGTTCGTTCGCCAATACTTCGAGATCAGTCCATAAGTAACTGGCAACACGATGCAGATCGTGTAAGCAGCCAGTAGGGCTTGAGATTCCCTCGTCATTGGATACATACCTTTCAAAAGCCCCTTCTACACGGGCAGCTGAGCAAGGCAACTCCACCTTCTTAAAAAGGCGGGTGACTTGACGTATTGCGCGAATAGCGTCAATACAAGGACGGTCCTTTAACGAGCCATCTAGTTCGAAAACACGTGTGAAGAAGCCGGACAATAATGCCGGCAGCTTTCCACCTTTGGGCATAGGTTTGAAACCCATGAATCCAGAAGGTGTGACGCGTCCCGTTGCTAGGCCCATATCAAGGGTATCGCAAAGGGAAGGGAGAGTTATTGTTAAGAAACTCATACCCTCGTTTTCAAAACGACGTTCGATATTATGAACGTCACGTTCAACGGCTACACTAGTCTGCAGTCCTTCGTTGAGAAGGACTCGACATAGGAGCTCGGTCGGTCTTTTCATCCATTCCTCCTGTAATTGAGGTGATGGAAACCGTCCTATGTACTGAGATCGCTAGATCTCACCCCCCAGCAACGACACCACCTTAGCATTGGTGGATGCCGTCAAGGAAGCGACGACGCCCGTAAAGAGCGCAATCAATTCCGCATCGGTGAATCCTACTTTGGGCTCATCAAAAGCAACGATAACAGAGGCAGAAACCTCCTTATTCGCGGCTGAGATGGGGTCCACGGCAATCTTCCGCTGAGTGAGACGAAACTCACGGCGGAAGCGATTCGCCGACTGGTTCTGATGTACGGAGATAATATTATTACCATCCGACGTCGAGAACTGGCCAATACGCTGCGGAGAAGCACTGGGCACCCTAGGAAGGGAAAGCGCAGTGCCGCTCACAGTAATGGCTTGGGGGTCTGTGTACATAAGAGTCTCCGTTCTTTCTTGAGAAACTATGGGCTTCGGGCCCATAGGGTTCCACTTTTCACAAAGTGGTAGCTCTATGGCAACCTGGATAACCCTAAGGCACCCAAGATTGCAAGCTGGTTTGTTGTCAGGTCACCCTGCTTCAAACCAAAGCCAAAAGGGCTAGCAGCGACACGCATTTTACTTGTGTCTCTAACTAGCACGCTGGCATCCGCGACCCAAGGAACTGTTGCCAATCCCTCACGCGAATAGTACGTATTCCAACCGGTGACAAAATTAGAATATGTCTCCGTTTTCATAACGTACGCGTAATCGCAGATAAGTCTCTGCGCTACGCCTGGGCTGATGGCACCGATAAAGTCGCCTAAACCGGTGAAATAGTCCGCCAACCAAGACCATGGCATAACAGCGTATAACTCACGAGGAGTTATCATCTGTCCCATGATCTTACGAAGCATTGCTCTTTTCCAAGCCACAGTTCGTGGCCCAGGTGGGAGAATGTATCGGAAGCGGCCAACACACCACGTACGACGCTCATAACGTTTCTCATATCTGCGACTACCAGAAATAAAAGACTGGTAATAGCATTGAGTCACAAACCCCGGTTGCAAAACCGGAGTATAATAAGCATCGTCAGCGGTAGCGAAAGCAACCGTTGAGCTCTTATCAAGCTCACGACGTCTTCG